ATCACGAACACCTCCAAGAGAAGACCAGTTAGTTCCGTCATAACCTTCATATTGAGAAATCGTTGTATTAAATCTAACTGAACCCTGTATTGGAGCTCCTCTTCCATTAGTATCTCCAACTGGGAGAACTAATGAAGTAGCAGCATCAATTGTTACTTTTTTACCTGTGTTTGGTCTAATTAGTAAATCATTTACTTTTGTGGAAATTACATTGGTTGATAGTGTCAATTCATCATTTACAACCAATGATGTTCCACCAAGAGGAGCAACTCTAAGTTCCGAAATTTCTTCAAATGTTAGTGGTGATACAGCAGAAACAAAAAATCTTAGTGTTGCTGTTCCATTAGTAAAATTAGTTCCAGTAGTACTTGTTGGCTCATTACCAGAAGTTCCCGTTGTTCCTCCAGTTATAACCTTATAAATGTTATTTCTGTATTTTAGATATTCACCAGTAGTGACAGGTGTGCTCGCATTCCAATTTACATAAGAAGGAGCAGATACATTTATAGATCTTACTTTCTTTACATTTACAAACTCTTGATATTCTGGTGTAAATTTAACTGTATTGATGTTATCGTTATAAAACCATAATGTATTATCATTAGATCCTATTGTTAATTCTGCTGTAATATAAGTATTTCCATCTAGATCTCTCACACCTCCAAGAGAAGACCAAGAAGAAGTTGTACCACTATAACCTTCATATTGATTAGTATCAGTATTAAATCTAATAGCCCCACTTTCTGCTAAAGCAGATGGTCTTTGAGAAGTATTACCAGATGGAATTACAATCGCCGTTGAAGATGAAACTTTTGTTACTCTATTTGATGGTGGAGTTAGTGTTATATCTGTTCCAGCAGAAGTAGAAATAATTCCATCATTTATTGATAGTTTATCATTTATATTCAGAGTTCCTGTGGTTTTTATTTGACCAGTTGTAGTGATATTTCCAGTAATGTTTGCTATTGACACAGCACCAATTGTAGTATCGGCACTTAAATTTAAAGAAGACGCAGAAACATTAATAGATCCAGATGTCCCTGAATTTATATTTGTTACAACCAAATTTTCTGTTTCGATATCATCAGATAAGATATTTTCTGAAGTGATATCATCAATAATTGCTGAAGATCCAATGAAAGATTCTGCCGTTATAAATCCTGTGCTAACTTCTGCTTGAATAATATCTGTAGAATCAATTGATGTTGCTGTGGCAATAAAGTTAGATCCAAATATTTTTGGATTTACTGGATTTATTGTAATAACTGCCTCATTTAAATCTTCTCCTCCTTCATCTTCGTGACCAGAAGTAGAGCAATAATAGTATAAAGTTGGCGTAGTTTCTGTTACCCTTATTCTAAGATATGAAGAAGTTTTTTCTACTCCAGTGAGATATTCTACTCCTTTAAAATCTAAAATTGTAGATCCTGATACAGTAGGATTTTTATCTAAAATAATAGTTGTCGAATTTAAAACACTGCTTACTTTTGTTGAAGTTTCTAGAACACCAGATCCAGATCCAATTTGAGAAACAACTTCCATTCCTGGAAGAATACCAGTACTGTTAGTAACGATAATTTGATTTGATGAGGTGGATAACGTGGTTGATATATTTTGAATTAAACTAGGACTATTTGGACCATCTCTAAATTGACTTAGTGAAAATCCATGTCCAGTTAAAGAAGGATCAGTTATATTAAATTGATATGTATCACCAACATACAAAGTCAAATCTGGAGTAATTATTCCATCTATAAAGAACCTTTCAATAAATTCTGCTGTACTGACGGTAAAACTAGTACTCTGTCCTTGTTTTATAATCGTATCTCCAGGAGAAAGACCAAGAGATCCATATATTTGTTCTATAATTATGTAAGATAAATTGGAACCAGAAGTCTCTACAGCGTATATTTCTCCTAATATTGGCTGAGCTCCACCACCACCAGGAGTAAATTGAATATTATCACCGACCTGAAAATAACTTGCCGAAATAGTTTGGACAAAAGTAATTTTTTGTACATTTGCTAATGTAACATTTTTTATTATTGGTTGTGTTAAATCTTCTGGATTTACTGTCAATTCATCATTAGTAGAATATCCATTTCCACCATCAAGTATTGAAATAAATTCAATAGCACCTAAAGATTGTATTGTATATTCAAAATTTACTGTTGGATTTCCATATGGTTTTGTAAATGTTAGAACAACAGGTCCAGCTAAAGATGGTGATGGAGACAGAGTTATAGTATTTGTTGAAGAATCTATAGCACTGACTGTAGTATTATTTGCTAATACTCCACTACCAGAAGTTTTTGTTACTATAGATCCAACAAGAATTCCACTGGTGGATGATACAACAATTTTATCTAAATCTTCAACTGAACGGAAATTAAGAGTTGAGATACCAGAAGTTGAAGGATTTGCCGATAAAGTTATTTGAGTTAAACTATCTACTGATAATACTGTAGTTCCAGAAGAAATAAATCCTATATCTGTTATTCCAGTATTTGTTACTGTCATTCCAGCAATAATTCCAGTAGTATCGGGAAGAGCAACTATTGGAGATGCCGAATCTAATGTTGCAGAAATTCCTGTCACTTCCCCTTTCAAATCTGAACTTATTCCAGTAATTGGAGTTCCAGAAATTGAAAGTGTATCATTTATAGCATAACCAGTTCCTTTGGTTACAAATTGTAAATTTCTTATTTTTCCTGGTTGACTGCTAATTCTATATTGAAATCCAGATCCAGATCCGCCAACAGAAGAATTATTAAATGATAAAGTATCATTGCTTAAGTAGTTTAATCCAATTGATTTTACTGTTACCGACTGAATAGTTCCATTAAAAGTAATAGAGTTTATTGTATAAACAAATCCAGATCCATTGTTATCAATATCAATATCGCCAGGATAAATTTCTACAGTATCATTTACTTTGTATTTCTCTCCAGTAGAAGTAAAAGATACACTAGAAACAGATCCTGATGCTACTACAACAGTTCCTGTTAATGATTTACCATATCTTCCAGTTGTTCCACTTGAAATATTAATTATACCACCCATTCCATTATGAACAGAACAATCATATCTAATTGCTTCTGTTGGAGTAGATATATCAATTACCAAATAAACACATGCTCCAGCAGTTCCAGCAGTTCCTTTTGTAATAACTGTATAGTAATTTGAATTTAATGATCCACCAGAAGAAGTTTCAAAAATTAGAGGATGTCCAGAAACTGAAGGATCGGAAATATCAAATTTATATGTATTTCCTTTTGAAAGAGTTAATGTTTGTTGTGTTGTTCCATTTATTCTATAAACTTGTGCTGGAGGAGGAGTTCCTGGATTGGTGATTGTGGTTACTGTGTAAGTTGTTGTCGGAACATTTAAAAATTGAATATTATTATATGTTCCATCAGTATAACCAGATCCAGCAGTAATAGTTCCAGTAATAGAAGATTCTCCAGTAATCACAATATCAGCTGTCGCTCCTGTACCGTTACCACCAGTTAATGGTACATCATAAAAAGTTCCTGGTGGATAACTAGTGCCAGCATTTAAAACAGAACCAGTAATACCATCTACAGTAAAAGAAATAGTGGATTGTGATCCAGAACCAGATGTAGTTGTTGGAATTACACTATAAGATCCTGGAGCATAATTTGATCCTTGATTAGTTACAGACCCAGTAAAAGAACCAACAGTAATAGAAGCAATAGCTCCATCTCCAGTTCCACCAAGAAGAGATATATTTGTATAAATTCCTGGATCATAATTTGATCCAGAATTTGTCAATATCAATCCATTTGTAGTTAAAATCTTTTTTTGAATTATAATATCTTTATAAGAGGATAAAGATGTATCAGAAATATCAAATATTTTTTTTGAATTTGCTACAAATCCTAATGTGCTTATAGTTGGTTTATAAATTCCAAGCGATGGATCGGATACAAATGACAGAGATGGTACAGTACGTGTACCATCTCCAAGTTTTAAATTGCCAGTTGAAAGATCACTTCCGCCAGCGGTGATGCTAAAAAGAGTAGATCCTATCTGATTAATCTTTTGCCTTTGTTGCTCAAAGGTATCAGTTCTAGCGACTTGAATTGCTGGCATTTTTGATTAACTCTCTAAGTAAAGTTTTGATCTCAGAAACTTCATTCTTCAACATATTTATGTCTTCTAATGCGGAACTGAGGTGTTTTGATTTACGTCTCGCATCAATCGCAGAATCGTCCAAATTTAAGATAGCACCAGTCTTTTCATCTCTGACAAGACCATCATGACCAGAAACCTTTGTATAATTCATATGCGGAAATCAGAATGAAGCAACAGCACGAATGTCTTGGATTTTTGGAACATATGCTGGATCAACAGATTTCATAACAATCTTAATAGCAAAGGATGAATATTCTGGTAGGTTTGAAACACTGTATTTGAACTCTTGATATGACGACTGCTTTTCTGTAGTTCCGGAAATTGAATTTTCACTTGAAGCAATTTCAAGAGTATCTGGTTCTCCATCGGTATTGAAATATACCCAGTCAATATCGTCAAAGTTCTCCTGACTTGATGCTTTCTTGTATCTGTAGAGAACTTGAATGTTCTTAACATCTTTTACGTTAGCGGTCAAACGAACATCAATAGAAGTTGCTGGATTGTTGATAGAGATTTCTTTTGTCACATACTTAGCAACAGCAGAGCTATTCTTTGAAGTGTTGTCGGAGACATAATCAATTCCGTTGGTATATGTAATTGATTTTACTTCTAAGAATGAAGCTTCGTCATTTGCTTGATTTGGATACTTGATAAAATCACCAACTCTAAAGATATCAGAGATCTGGTCAGCAACATCAGCATTGCGATTGAATGCTGCATTATCAATAATTCTTCCAAAGAAATCATCAAGAATTGGATGTACATCAACTCTCACGATTAGTTCTTGTGTCTTGTTGTTCCACAATACAGTTTTACCAGTAATAATATTATCATAAGTTTGTAAAATTACTGATGGGTTGCGAGCAATAATTGTAGAAGCATCAGCAATTGAAACAAGAATTTGTGATGGGTTGGAATCAATAACTACGTTGGTTAGGGATAATTGATTGCCCAATGTTACTCCTTCTCCTCTTTGGAAGAATTGACTTGTTTTTACACGAACCCAAACATTGTTCCCACTTACCTTAGCAATTGTTCCAGTTGCTTTTGTAGTCTCACCTGTTATTGTTTGATTGGATTGAATTTGAGTACCAGCATTTCCAGATAGTTCAAATCTATAGACCGGGTAGAACTCAATGATTTGATCTCTTCTACCATATCTATCTTCCTTACCAGATGCCGCTTCAACTCTATTTGATACCGTCTTCACACATGCGCTAGACAAATCAATTACGGGAGAGAGATATGACCTTGTAGAAGATAGTGTCATCTTATAAGTTAATGATCTATCAACACTGTTTAAGGTTTCATTAATCTGAGAAACAATCACTTTCTGATTGGTGAAGTAATGTGGCTCATTTAGGAAAGTCTTTTCATAATCTGTTTGTGAATATGAAGTATAATTTGTTGTTGAAGAATCAACAGGGATGATATCTGTTGTTTTTACAAATGTATCAAGTTTGGTTCCAGTAATTGTTAGATAATGAATTTGTGGGTATAGAATTTCATACTTTCTGTTGTATGTAGCATATACATTAGATCCTCCTCCAATAGCATTTCCTGATGCTTTTGAAATTGATCTGATATTGTAGCTATCAATTCCAGAATTGCTTACCTGGAATAAAGTTGTATTCAAAATATCCGATGTAATTCCAGCAACTTCTTCCGCACTTCTATAAAATACATATGAATCTCCAAAACCTTCAAATCCATTATCTCTGTGATTTACTTTGATAATACTATTATTGTTTTTGAATAGTTTTGAAGTTGCGTTTGTATTCGCACTCGCGTTGGTTTCAAATGGATTTGATCCTAGTAATTCATATCCAAGATTTCTATTTGTCAATAAAAGTTCTGCTGGTCTGCTGATATTAAATTCTGCTCTATAAAGTTTAAACTTAAGATCCTCAAAGATGTCTTCAGTCCAGTTATCAATATTTTGTGATCTATAAACCGAACCAAGAGATGGTTGTGTTGTGATAACGGTACTTGTTGATATATCAATTTCTCCCAAGCGAGAAGCCCATAGTTCATAGTCAACAGAATCTGTTTCTACAACCAAAGCATATTCTGTATCATTCTGTAAATAAACTGGATACTCAAAATCAAATCTTGTTGGAATGGTTGAATTTGTAACTCCAACGGTATCGGTTGCTACACCCATAACAACAGCAGGGGTATCAATCTCAATGAATGTTTCAATTTCACATCCACCCGCTCCATTACCAACTCCCTTAACCACAACAGATGGTGGATCAGTATATCCAAAACCAAATAGCGAAATCTCGGCGTTGTAGATCTTTCCGTTTGATACTTCAATACGAGCAGTTGCTACAGATCCACCAGGAAGTTGTGGACTTTCAATGGTTAGAATTGCGCTACTGTAATTTTGTCCTGGGTTTTTAATTCTGATATCCGATAACTTTCCACTATCTTTAGCAATAGTTAATTTTAGATCTGTGCCATCCGTAGCATTTGCTAAAGTAACCGATGGAATAATTAGATCTTCATTTTGCTTGAATGATTTGCCATTATGATTACCAAGAACTACAGTATATACTTGTTCGTTGGTTAGTGAATATCTTCCAGATGTTGATGCTGTAAGTTCTACGCCGTTCTTATCAATAATTTTTAATATTGGACCACTAGCAGAAGAACTTGCTCCAGTAACGAGTTCTCCTTGAGTGACAGAAACATTTCCATTTGCGTAACACTTCAGGAATGTATTTGGATTTAGAACTTTTTCAGAACCTGGGATAACATTTTTTCCTGGCTTTCCAGATACAACGTCAGTCAAATATACCTTGACTGGAATATTGCTACTCTTCTTAGAGAAGAATAGGTCTAGACCAGTAGTAAATAATCCACCATCGTAGTTTTCAATTTTGAAAGTTTGTGCCAAAGGATTTGGACGTAGTGGGTTATCAGTATTACTATCAATGACTTGAACTCCTTCATTTGATTTGAAGTAAGATGGTCTGGTTGATACGATGCTAGCAGGATTTTCTGGTAGCAATCCAGTAGCATAATACTTAACTTCAGCATAGGTATCCACTGTATCTTTCGGAGCATCGGAACCACTTGAAGTAAATCTGAAGGTCAGCACTCCAGTTGTGAGACGAATTTCTTCTCCTGTTGTATCATAATCAATCGTATTGACATCTCCTGTCCAAGTCGCATTTTCTCTTGGAGGAACACCAGCAGGAACTAAAATTAAACCACTGGCATTACCATTTTCATCTGTTACAATGTCTCCATTGAACGATGAAAGAGAGTTACCAGCAGTACCAGTAAATCTTAGGTCTGGATTTACCCAACGATTTACATTTCTTCCTTCTAAGAATACATTTACTTTCGTATTTGGCTTTAATCTTCTAATTACATATCTTACTGGAACACTACGAGTGAAGAAAGACAACGCAGTAGATACAAGGTTGCCATTAACCGATTTTGTCTGTACACCCTTTCCAACATCATTATTCTGAGGACTAATATTTGAAGAGCTTGCTGTTGAAGCCATGGAGACCGCAGACGTTGCTTGCTGTGTATTAACTTCTCCAAGCGAATTGATTGAAGTAAATGCTGGAGCAGTACCAACCCAATTCACAATGAATGAATTGTGTAAACTAGAGAAACTTTCTTTTGAATCATCCTTTGCCAAGAAAATGTTGAATAAACTGGTGTTCGTGTCAACTACAACTGGATCAATGGATTGATCGTACCAGTGATCAATGTTTGGAGAAATTTCTGCGTCTCCAACATATTGAATAACAACAAATGGATTTGGATTTAGTTTCTTGGAAGCAAAAGAGTTACCAAGTAATTCTAAATTGGTGTATGGTAATGTAATAACACTGCCCGACTTTTTATATCCAGCAACAGATCTTTGATCTTCTCTGGTATTAACTTCTCTTAAAAGAATGGAATCTTCCTTGGACTGTGGACGAAGAACAGATTGCTGACTGTCAACAGCACAGCGATAATCTAATGATGATAGATTACCAACTCTATGAGTTTCAAAGTTATCAACAAAAAATCCACTCTTAAATCTATCTAAACCAATTTCATCCTTGACCTGCATATTGAGGGCTTGCTGCTCAAGGATACTGAGAGTTGTGTAATACTCCAGACGCTCAATACGCTTTTCAAGTTTTCCAATATCTCTCATCGTATATCTACGATTGTCTACTGGAGTAACTCTTACATCTTTGCTTGTCTTTGTGTATGCTGGAACATAGACATAGAAGAGAGAAACAGCATCATCAACGGAATCTGGTTTTGATGGGTTGAGGGAAGAATTTCCTTCTTTGACAAAAAATTCTCCACGCTTATTCAAGAAAATGCCATCAATACGATCAAGATACTGAACCTGACTAAATGAAAATGTATAATCAATGTTTGGATCTGGAGCAGGAGTTGCCGCAATCACAGAACCAGATCCAGAGAACTGTCCAGATGTAATCTCTAATGACGAGACATCTTGGTAACCAGCAATAATAGCATTGTTATCTACTTTTGGTCTAAAATCTAAAACGTTTTTTAATTCAAGATTTCCGTGAACAGACGAATTGAATGCTGGTATTTCGTCCTCACCAACTCCAGCTTCATGTAGGTAACTGTCAATTGTACAGAAGTCTCCCTGAGAATGCTCAAAGTAATCAAATGCGATTAAGATTTGACCCGAAGTTGGTTCAAATCCTGGTTTTAAAACAATTCTAGAAACATCATAGATCGTGTCTCTTTGACCATCATCAAATGTAAATCTTGATGTAACATCAGTTCCAGAGATAAGATTACCAGCACTGTCCACGTCAGGTGGTTGAGTGCTAGTTCCCTCATAAACGTATCTTAATTTAAATGCGTCAGAGTAAGAAAGAACTTCAACAACTTCATTGTCATAATCAGTACCTCTAAATGGAAGAACTCTATCTCCAGAAGAGTTCACCACAATTCTCTTATTTCTAACCACAGTCTTTAATCTTGGTTTAGCATTGCTTACTTCAAGAGTTGCGGTTAGTTTTAACTTTGGAAACGTTCCATTTGAAGGAATTGTTCCAAAATATGTCGAAGGAAGATTTAAACTAATACTTCCAGAAGTTAAACCGCTTGCTGTATCAGTTGAAGATGAAATTTCAATCGCATCTGGATCAATGTAAATAATATCCCCGTTTTGAATATTTGGAGCATCACCTCTATTCAAAACAGTGATGATGAAATTACTTTCAGTGAATGCTGAAAATCTTTGTGTTCCGAAAGGCAATTGAGCAGCAAATGTAATTGTTCCACCACTAGCAGAAGCGGTAGTAACAAAATCTCTTCTGAAATAATATTTGATTTTTGTGTCGTCCCCACCAGCAGAAATTTTTTCTACTTGCTTGCTTCCGGTTGGGAATAGTAAAGTTCCGGAATTTGGGTTTTGTAGTTTTGGTCTCAAACGTACAATACTGGTATTGCTAACATCTCCAGGAAGAACAGTATCTAGATAAACCCTTGTCTTAGAAGATCCAGATGGTTTTGTTGCGTATTGAACAATTGCTCTAACCAGATTATTATCTACATCAGAGAATTGAACCATATCTCCCTGTACTAACAGTGAGCTAGCATCAGCACTAAAACTGGTTGATTCGATGAAATCATAACCCTGCGAACCAAAGAATGTAAAATCAGTTACAGATTTAATTTCTGAAAAATCTTGATCATCAATTAGGACATCGGCACTAAATGCGTTTGCGTTTCCGGATCCATATCTACAACCAATTGATTTAACATTCTGTGGAGTGTATGTAACAACAGCGTCTCTGAATAAGACAGGGACAATTGCTGCGCCAGCATTTGGAGGTGTTGCTCCATCTGGATTTTTTACACTTACTGCTGGTGGTTGAGAATATTCAACATTAAGGGCACTTCTATTATTAATAATAGCTTTGTATACTTTTCCATCACCAGTCAAAGATAATTGTACTTTGGATGAATCAAATTCTAAACCATTAATAATGATTGTTGCTCCAGCAGAATAACCGAGACCTCTATTCTGAATAATAAAATGAGAAATGGTATTTTCCCTGGCAATCTTGATTGTGTTGCCAGATTCATCCCTAATCGTTTCTCCTGGTAAAAATCTTCCTGATAGTGTCTTTACAAACAGGAGATTACTTGTAGTGTATACACCAGACGCAGTGCCCTCTACAACGCCATATGCGCCGCTAGTAAGACCGAACACGTACTTTCCTTCATCAAAAGCGTCGGCGCCTGTTATAACCGATTCTAAAGTAATCTTCGTAAAGAATTGGGGATCAAAGTAAGAAAATCCAAAAATAGAATTGTAAGCAGAAGATCCTCTAGAAAGACGACCTTTTGATAAAATGATATCAGAATCTGAGTTAAATCCAGGTCCTCTTTTCTGTAGATAAAAATTACTTGGTTTTACTTTGCCAACGACTGGGGTAATGGTTTGGCGATAATCAACAATAAATCCAAATTCATTGTCATCACTTTGAGCATCATTCTCTGACAAGAATAATCTTCTTCTAAATTCACTATCTCCATTATCATATTCTAGAAGCAATAACTCTAATTCATCCTTTGGACCAACAACAGTAAGTTCCAAGAATTGAACCGATACGGATGGATTGATCAGTGGCTTATTAACAGTTGCGTATGATAGAGAAGTAAATCTTCCAACAGATGTTGGCGATCCTACATCGCTTCTTGACTTGATATAATACAATGTTCCGATCAAATTCTGGAAAGTGCCGTCAGTGATGGAACCAATTAATGTGGTTGTGCTACTTACCTGAATAGTAATCGTTTTGATAGCATCATTAGAATTAAAAATCAGTCCTCTTCTATTGAGAGTTTGTCTGTGATCTGATGGAAGTTCTGTATTGTTTAATCCAATAGATCCATCATTAAAACTGGAGTATAGAAATACATCTGGGTATGCTGTAAGATCTGCCCCCTCTTTGTTTAATGGGACGCTACCAAATACGTTAGTAACACTAAAGGTTGGCAAACCCTTTGATTTTAATGTTACGTTATCACTACTAAGACTTTCTCTTGCTTTGTTAATTTCAAGATATTTTGTTTCTTTATTGACGATTTCGTATCCCTTGATATATGCTTTACCAGGACCAATACTAGCAATCATCTTGCGCGAAGCTTCGCCAGAGGTAATTCCATTGAACAACCCAAACTCATCAGCAGAGTATATACCTCTGTTACCATCTTTTTGAGCATACTCTCGGACATCAATGGAGAAATTATCTACAACATAATCTCCACTTTCATCAAAGGTTCTTCTTGCTAGTGTTTCTTCTAGAAGATTGTAATCAGTTGGTGATACTTTCTTTTGAATAACTCCTCTTGAAACAGTTAGGAGTTGAATAAAGTTTTTATCTGTAATTGCGTTTAGATCAAACTCTTTTAGTGAAAGAGAAATTTTTAATCTGTGTGCGCCAGGAGCAGTATAATTTGAAGATCCAATCGCATTATCATATAAAGAATTATCTTCTTCTGGAGTTACAATTTGCTCATTAATGACAAAACCAACCTTAGCGGATGGTTTATCATAATACTCTTCAATTACAAGAAGATCAGCATCATTCCTTACAAAATATCCATTAACAAAATAAATTCCTTCTTCTACCTTTACAGCAGAAGCATATCCCATTGCTGGACTTTCTAAAGAAGTAATTTCTCCAGTGTCTGGATTTGTAACACTAATGCTTGTTGGAAGAACGCTACCATCGGTTCCAACGACCAGCAGGGGAGTGTTAACACCATCAACGACTTCTAGTGTCTCACCCTGCCTAAAAGTCTCTTCTGTGGTTGAATTACCACTTGTTAAGTAATTTACAAAAATAGTATCAGCAGAAAATTCTGTTGCTTCTTTGGTTGCTAGAATTGTTCCAATAACACCAGAAGTTAAACCAATCAGTTGTTGTCCAACTAGTTGTGAAATATCATATTTTTTGTAAACAATATCGTTTCCTTCGCTTACTGCTACTTCAGAAACAGATGATAGTTTAACGTAGTCTAATTTTGTGTTAAGACCAACCTCACCGGGGATAACCATTTCTCCTTGCTTGAAAGCATATTTTCCAAAGCTTTCAATTTGATTTTGGAGAGTTGATTGTAATTGTGTTAATTCCCTGCCTTGAATAGAGTAACCAGGACGAAAGAGAATCTTGTAAAAATTCTTTTTCTCATCAAAGTCCTCGTAGTAAGGATTTACGTTAAGGTTGGTCTTCTGTGGCATTGTACCTCGCCAATAATACTAGCATTCTCGTTGAAGTATTTAGCGAAGTTTTGAAAGATCAGAACTCAATTACGAGTTTGATATCTTCAATTTGGTCAGGTGCGCGAGTGATGAGACGACGGTTCTCAATATAGATTACTTCACCTGAATTATTCTTAACTTCTGGATTTGCCAATCCATTGCTAAACGTAGAACCAAGGAGAGAAGAACTATATGAAGTATTTACAGTTCCAGAAGCACTAGACAACTGACCAGTGATTGCGTTAGCTCCATTGCTCTCAAATGCTCTCACAACACCAGAATCGGTGTGAGCATCGTTTGTTTGAATGTACTTAAGAACACCCGCAGTCGTTGAACCAGAATCAAGGGTCCAAGAAACGACAGTACCATAAGCAGTACCACCAGTTACAGTTTGTTGAATTCTTTCGTCAGGAATATAATCGGCAGTAGCTCCACTGATCTTAACTGCTCTTAGACCAGAGAGGGTATCCGCTGTAGAGAAAGTTGTTGTTCCAAAGTTTTGTGGATCCTTAAGAATACCAATTCTACGGAAATCGTTATCAACTGGGAAGTCACCAGAACCTTCAGCATAAGTTAGACGAATGTTCGTCATAACTCTCTTAGCATTGAGTTCTTCCTCATGGTCACTGCCATGACCACCAAGAGGAGGAAGAATTGCCTCAATAGCACCCTTCCAACCGCTTGACGTGGCAACAGCAGTTGTCAAACCAACATTGCTGAATAGGTTTCCGTTCCCAAGAAGAACATTGGCATAAGTGTATCCAGATCCTCTTGCTTCAATTTCTGCTGAGGTAATAGTACCGCTTCCATTTGTTACAAACTTAACAATACCACCTGTTCCATCACCTTTAATTGATGTGTAGAGGGTTTGTGAAGCAGGAAGACCAGATCCAGCATCTTCAATAGTTACTACATCAATTGCTCCGTCAACTGCTGCTGCTACCACTGCTTGGCGCGAAGAGTTTGATGGAAGAACAATTGGCATAAAATCCGATGAAAGGAATCTTAGAACATCATCGGTGGGCATTGTATACATATACTTCCAGATGTATCCTGCGCCTGTTGTTTCCTTGTAAAGACCGGTTCCTGCGGTATAGTTAGCACCAGTAGTGATTGGTTCTTCTGTTGCGTTTTGTCCGCTGGCATTTGCTGGATTTTCTCCGTTATAAAGGCACTTAAATACTTCATATGCGGAATTCATTACATAGAATTTCGCATCTGCGATTGATGTTGCGCCAGTTGCGGTTGTTTTGCCGATCTGACCACCGCCACCTGGAGTAGCAGAGTAGTCTGGCTTCCACATATCAAACTTGGGGTTAGCAACCAAGTCCCAATTGTAACGACGAACTACTGCTCTTGCGAAAGCATCTGTGACACGCTTCGCAGCAATAATTTCATCATAAATGGCAATTTTCTCTGCCTGGTTGTCTAAAGGAAGTGGTGGCACATCTTCTGTAGCATAACGATATACACCAGTCTTTGCTGTTGCGTTGGTGACAATCGTTGCTCCGTTGTCAGCAGTGGCAGTAATTGTGCTTCCAAGTGCTGGAACTGAATTAACTCCGCTTGTTCCAAACACGTCGGTTAACAAGATAGCAGAGTCATAAACAGCTGCGATTGTCGCTTTAAACGCAGAAGCAGCATATTGACCAGCAGTTGTTCCAACAAATACTTTGTGTCCAACTGTAAAATTAACTGTGCCTTTAGAATAGATCTCTAAGTATGCTCTCCAAGGTTGAGGGCGACCAACAAAGAAATACATTCTAGTACGCTCGGAACCAGTGTCCGTAGCACCTTCAGTTAGCGATTCTAAGAATTGCTTCGCGTTAAAAATTCTAAATTTATCAGAGATAATAGCAGCCATTGGTTTTTCGTTCCGACGTGATTTGTGCCAAAGTTATTTATATTTATGTGTTTATTTATGTTATTTGGAATGGAATGATTGTCGTTCCAGTATTTGAAACAGCAGCATCTCCAACAACAGATATTGATAGGTTATTTGAACTTCTATCTCTTATTGAATTTCCTTGACATGTTAGTAAAGATGTTCCAGAAATATTTGTTATTTGAGATGGAACAGTAAAGTTTGTACCAGCGTATAAAGAAGTTCCTTTTACAACACGCAAACTGTTAATTCTGCCGGAAATAGGGGAACCAGCAGTCCAAGAAGCTCCAATTCTAAATGGTTTAGAAGCATAATTGTTGGCATCGGTGTATGTTGATGCTGTAGTTACAGTTCCATTAATAGCAACTCTTGTAGTTCCAGAAGATCTGTATATAGCAACATGATTGAATTGAGATGTGCTACACGTATTTGAAGATGTAATTCTGTAAGACCCATTAACAAACACTCTGATATTTCCGGTAGAATTCATTTCAACATAAATTGAAACATCTGTTGATGCGGTTCTTTGATCTATCAAAACTTGTGTTCCACTGAGAGCATTTGGTCTCCAATAGAACTCTATAGTAAAGTCTCCAGTTCCATAATTGAAAGCACTATTTGAAGCGATATTTAAGTAATCTCCGGTTCCATCAAAGATCACAGAATTTCCTAATAATGCTGTTGATCCTCTTACGAAAGTACATCCAGTAAATGATGTAGATGTTTTTCCAGTATATTGAATTAAACCACCATTTTCTGTATATAAGTATCCACTCGTTGGGAAGAATGTGGTTGTTGGGACCTCAATAGTAGATGCTATAGATCCAGTTGAGAATGGAACTGCTACTGGATTTTGAATAGATGGTGGAAGAAGATTGAAGTAATCTCCTGATAATGTGTAGCTGGAATTTGCTCTATCTACAAAGTCTTGTAAAGTTAAAGATGGATAGTAGGTGTCTAGTTCTTGGATGGAAATTCCAGAAACTCTCGCATATCCATCATCGAATATTCCAGAAAAATGACTAATTCTGTGACCAACATTAGTTTTTTCATATGTTCCAATATAGTTTGTGCCACTACCAAATAAAACATTTCTTATTAAAATATCAGATAATGATCTTCTACCAACAAAATACTGTCCATTTATATCGTCCAATTCTACAAAACCATTCGACCTTGTGAAAATCGGATCACTTAATAGAGAACTTTCTTCATATCCATCAACTGCTCCTGTTGGGGGAGGAATAATCAATACCTCTGTTTGATTAATGTAAAGCTGCGATAATTCAGTATGAATACTTTGTATAGTGATTGACGCATTAAATTCTGTATCTACAATTGAATTGATAATACTGAATACTTGTGTTGCTACTTCAGATTGGTGTGTAGATGTGGTAGTTACTACTGAATTATAATAGACAAAAGGAGAAACAGAAATATTTACAAGTTTTTCTGAAACTAAGAATTCTGATAATTGAATTCCCTCTTTCTTTATTTCACCTCTCAATTCTGTTGCTGAATATCTTAGATCAAAACCAGATACAATATTTGTAGATCCTGCTTCAATAATTCTATTTCCACCACTAATAAAAATAGAAGATATAGATTCAATTGAAATTTCTGGTTGTAATTCTGCTACGATACAAATAGAAGTCGTTGTTATTGAAGTTGAAGGAGTAATGATTTGGAATTGTGTTTTTCTTTCTTCAATTCCCTGTATTTCTGATGTTCCGCCCTTAACAGTTACAACTTGTGATTGCGATTCAACAACAGATACTCCACCAAATACGATAGATACTGGATCTGGAATTTGACGCAAGAATGTTCCTGCTGTCCAAGACTTAGCAATTGTATTTGATTGACCTCTTTGTACCTTAAGGAAACGATCGGTGAGTTTTCTGTAGTATCTAACAATCTCGTCACCAATTAATAGATAACCATTTGTCTTAAACTTGCTTGTATCAGCAACATAAACAATATTATCAGATACACCAAGATCAACATCAAGATACGCACCAGTAGCATAGTAATTAACGTTAGAAAGGGCATCATTAGGAATTAGATTTTCAAACGTTGTAGTAATTTGACGATTTGTAGAAATTGTCGTATTTGAAACAATGTCCTGAATTTGGGCAATTATTAATGTTGGTTCTTCAGAAACTGTTACAATTTTTACTTCATCTAACGCGGGTTCTACTGTATCCAAGAACTCTATGTGTTCTCTACTTAAATTATCTCCAGTATTTCTAACTAGTTGAACAATAGCAGTAATTACTCTATCTGAACTTATTGGACTATCAAAGAATATAGAAGTAAACGAATTAACACCTGAAACTTGATTTCCTAAAGCATCAACTATAGATACAATTGTTAAACTCTGAAGCTCTACAAAAGAATTAACACCAACATTAATCAAAGAAACTCCAATATCTCTTTCTGTTAATAAATCATATCCTCTAGATACAACTACTTTTGGTGCTTTTGTATATCCAGAACCACCATCAATCAGATCAACGCTGATGACCTGACCTTTGCTTACTAAAACGTTTGCTCTGGCACCGCCACCATTTCCATCAAGAGAGATGAAGTTTAATACAGGAGGAATATAATATTGATATGCTGTTGGTTGTGTTAATGGATCATAGCTTCTTTGGTTCCACTCAAGATCAATAACTTTACCATTTTCTATTTTTGCTACAACACTAAGACCTTCGCCGCGAGTAACTCCATTGTAAGTCTCAACATCAACAGTTCCATATAAAGAATTAGAAACTTGTTGATTGCTTCTATTTTCTTTACTTGTTGTTATTCCTGGAAGTCGTTTAATTTTTCTGAATGTATCTTCACCATCAATTCTGATTAAATCATTATTTGATAAGAAGACAAATGGTTTTTTATAAGTTTTTCCTAAAACAGTGCCAGACCAGATTTGATTTAAATCCGAAAGCAATAATCTGTTGTTATCATCTTTTTCAAACACAACGGTGGCATTTGAAATAGAAATGGAAGTATTAAGATTATAAAATCCACTAACAGCAAATCCTATATCTTCATCCTCATCAATTTCGTATTTGTTGCCAAAAACATCAAATTCTAATGTGCTTCCACCATTCACATAAACATTTGAAATTTCACCAATCATTTTATATGTGCCATCTCCATTCATCTGATATGCGTGAATTGGAGAACCAATCTTATCGCCCATCCATCCGTAGTTGATGAATTGTAGCAACCCATTTGTTACTTGTAAAGAAACTTTCGATTTTGCGTAATAACTATCAGGGTTAAAATCGTAAATATTGAGAACTTGTCCGATATCTCTTCCATACAAATATCGCATATCAATCTTCATTTCTTCAAGAATTGGAACATTGAAGAAAATATTTGGACCAGAAATTGTATATGAATAACCTTCTCTTTGTAATACACCATCAAGGAAAACATACAAGAATTCAGGTTCTTCTATATTTTGTACGGTTAAATCTTCAACATCCAATATTAAGAATGGACCGGATCTTGTACCATCAACTAAGTTGTAATCAATCGTCAATCTCTTGTAATTACCAACACCAATACCTACAACTTTTTCAACAGCAGTTGGTTCTCCAATACTCTTGGCACTAAAATCTTGATCCCATATTGGAGCTACATCAAATACCAATTGGTTTGGTATTACGTCTCTCTTGATGTAATAAGAATCAAATCTTGGATAGTCTTCTGTATATTTTGGTCTCTGTAAAACAGCATTAATTGTTAGGAAAAGATCTTCATCTTCATCTGTGATGACTTCATCGCCGTTTTCCCAATAAAGATCAAATACTTTATTTTCACCATCAACATAATCAGGAAGAGATCTTGTTACTGTCTTTTTGTCTAAAATATCCTTTACATTTAGATAAAGAGAATTGAGAGATGAAGCAACATCATTACATTCTTGTGAAAGAAGCAATGGATCATCAATGAGGTTATAATTTGAGTAAGTTTCTGTGTTTGACCAATATCCGGTTTTGTTTTGATTTACTTCTGTAATTTCTACACTTCCAGCACCATCTGCTATAATTTCCTTAACGATATCAATCATCGTGTTGATGCTTGAAGCAACTTCTTGACAAACAGGAGAAATAGGATCAGTTAGAACAGTATTATCAATTACTGGAGAGATTGATGTATAAGCACCTGCGGTTAATTGATTTCTCATAGCAGCAATCATCAATGAACCTAAGTTCTCCCAGGCATCAATCGCAGCTGTTGTTTCTTCAACACTTCTGTTAATATATGTTAATTCTTCTCCATATGGATAACCAGCATTTGTGTAATAAGATCTGGCAAATTCTACAACTTTTCTATTTCCACCGAACTTTAAGTGATAAGTGATAGCATCAATGAGATATCCGAGATCTCTCTTACACTTTTGCTTATCTGTTGGTGGTAAAGTATAATTATCATAAATGTATTCACCAATTTCATCTTGTAAGTATGCTTTGTTTGCTTGAATTAAATTAGAAGCATCGTAGAACGTACCGTTATTAATACCACTGAGATAGAATGTGATTTGATCAGATGCCGAAGATGCTAATGCGGCATTTGATACTGTTACTTGTGTTGCGCTGGTAATTGCTGTTATTCTTGTATTTGAGGGAAATGCCCTACCACAACTAACATACATTCCTACAGCAACTCGGTTTGTATCACCAATTGTAATCGTGGTTGATCCTAAATTATAGACAACATTGCTTTCAACAATGTCCCAATTTCTCATCGCAAGAGTTGCTAAATTTGTGGTATATCTAAAGATATCTACAGAACTTACTTTGTTCTTTGTGATATACTCATATTCACTATTATTGTTAAAAATATTGACATAATCAATAGTTTTTACATTTCCACCAAATCTTATATCGTGTTGATAAGCATCTAAGATATATCCAATATCTTCTTGATAATCATCAATTTTAGAGCTCCAATCAAGTGCTGGATATTTTGCTTTTCCATATCCAATCACCTCTTCAATGATAAAAGTTCTATTTCTTTCAATTTGATTAGCAGCATCTAACCATCTACCACTTCTTTGGTAAATATTTCTAATTTTTCTTAGATATCTTGTGTTATATTGATTATCTTTAAAAGCAAAATATTTGCCGTAGAAAGTTACTCCTCTGTAAGAAGTAAGATCATTAAGATCGTTGCCAGTTCTTTCTGTTCCAGGACCAAGTGGCGGTTTTGAAAATACAATTGTATCTCCCTGAACAGTATACGCCACTTCTGGTTCTTGAAGAATTCCATCTAAAGTAATAATTAAACTCTTGGCACTAATTGGACTGAATGGCACTCCATTAGCATCTCTTACTTGAAATACTGTTCTTCCTTGTAATCTTCCATCACTATCATAATACCCATTAAATGCTTGAGCGAGAGATACAGTAAAAGCACGATATTCACTGAAATTAAATTCTGATGGAGATGCTGAACCAAAACCTCTTCGTATTCTTTGGTTCTCTACTTTCTGTATTGTTTGTGTTAGAATTCTTCTTGTGTTTTCAATCGTAATAACATTTTTCTCTGGATCCCACAATTGGATGATTGAAAAATGACCGCTCTTTGCCGCTTGCTGAGGCATTGATGTTGAACTATTTGTTTCAACATCAACCTGACCAAATAGTTTAAATCCAGCTGGGTGAGTTGTTGATTTAATTAACTCTCTCCACTGATCAATTGGAGTTTTTGATTTGATGACGTAGGAATAATCTTGATAAAAATCACTATCTAAAAGTTTCTGGTTGGCAACACCAAGTTTTCCTTTATCTGATCCATAGTATCCAAGATTATTATAAAAACTTGTGATTTCTGGAGATAGTTCAGTCACAAATATTGATTTAATTGTACCATATGAAATGGCATCAATTGATGAAATAGTGTAACCAGTTCTAAAAATACCAGTTATATTTTCTACTTTTAGTAGATTTGATCCTGGTCTCCATTCCGATACTCTACCTCTGGCAACTTCAACTCCAGAAATTTTTTGAACTACGAGTTCCCCTCTTTGAAATTCACCAGAAAAATTAGTAAGGGAAAAAACAGTTTTTGAAGTAAAGTCTGATGATACTGTTTTATCAAGATGAAAAGCACCACCATTTTGTATAATAGAAATACTTTGAGGAACTCCAATTGAGTTGCTGTTAACATAAGCCTGTATATTTCCTTCAACAATTTCAATTTCTGGAGCAAATGTATAATTTTTGCCTGGATTATCTACAGTAATTGAAAAAATTCTTCCCTGTCTAACAATAATGTTAAACTGAGCATTAATTCCATCTCCATTTGTTATCACAACTTTTGGATTATAATAATTAGAACCTTCGTTATCAATTCTAACTCCGGTTATAGTTTTTGTTGTTTGGTCAAACAATACCGTTGCTTCTGCTTTAAATGAAGTCGTTGGATCGCACCCAACGATAATTGGAGACTTCTTATAATTTAAACCAGAATTGATAACACTAAAAGAGTTGATTGTTCCGATAGCAAATTGCCCAGTTGTAGTGTATGTAATTGATCCAGAACCATCCCAAAGAGGAATAGAAGATAATTGATAGACAAATCTATTTGGAGTTACATATGTAATCGTTTTATTTCCCTGTAATGGGTCAGAAATAATCTTTAAATACTTTCCATCAGAATTTATAATTTGATTTTTATCAAAATAGTAAAAATTAGCAAATTGTGTTTGAATTTTTTGTGAATATGAATTCGCAGATAGTCTTGGACCAAATCCAAATTTTACATCTGTAAATGATCCTGGGTTTCCTGGTAAAATTGTTGTCGTTATCTTTTCTTCAGTTACAATATTGTAATTCTTGCTTGGACTTAAATCAAAATAAGTACCAGTTAAAGAAGAATGTGAGGTATCAAATTTATATTTGTAATATTCCTGAATATCAATATTTGGATTAGAAACAAAGTTTACATTATCGGTAGAAAATTCAAATTTATATTCAACAACATTGGCAGTTTCAACAGAAACTAATTTTGCTGGAGTGCTACTATCAAAGAAATTTGTGCTTATCTTTACATCTTCAGCATTTGTTTTTTCTGTTGAATAGTTAAAAACAATTACAGCTTCTTGTGTATTTGGATCATATGATTTGATAAATCCAGAAAAACTTGAAGAAGAAATTTGATAATTATTGGCAAAATTATAACGTGGTTTGTATAAAGAAACTTCTTGACCATCATAATGATCTATATTTTGAGTTCCTTCCCTCGCTCTGATTACAGTAATTCTGTTATTTGTAATCGAAGATACTTGTACTATCTCATTGCCAATCTTCAGCAAATCACCGTTAGAAACGCCAATTGCGCTATCAACAATCAGAGATGTAGATCCGGCAGCAAATCCAACGTGATCAATATAAAGAACCAATCTGGCATTTCCAAGAGAACCGAGAGATCTTACAAGATCTTCATCATCAACACTTAGATAATCTGCTTTCTTATATCCAGAACCACCATTCTGAATAACAACTGAAGAAACAACACCAGCAGAAGACACAATAATTGTAGCCGTTGCGCCAGATCCAGATCCTCCAGTCAACGAAACATTTGTATAAGTTCCTGGTGTATAATCAGCACCACCATTAAAAATTTCAAATCTACCAACACCAGTATAATTAATATTTGATGTATAATCAGGAGATATAAATTTTACTGTTTGATAAAGTCTTTTTCTCAAATAATATGTTTTTGTTTTAGTGGCATCATTTGGAAAGATATTGACATTAATTTGATCGCCAATTCCCAGTCCGTGCTCTTGTGCCGTTTCAATTAAAGCAACATTTTGATTGATATCAAACGGTTCTAAGTTATCACTCAAAGAAGTGAGAGTTATAATTCTTGATCCCGAAGTGTTGAATAAATCATTTGATTGAATAAAGTAATCATCATTAACTACCCAAGTGCCAGTTAATACTTTGATTTTTACAACATTCTGTCTCGATGTTCCCTCTAAGACTTCTCCTGTAGCAATGGGGGTATTAATACCATCAGTAAGAGATAGTATAGCTCCCTTTGTATAATTGCTATCTTGATCAATCAATATTGAGAATGTTTTAATATCTGCTGAAAATGTTCCTGTTGTGTTAAATGTTCCGGAAACATTTTTGAGCACAATTGTATTATCATTGGTAACAGTTCCAACGATTTCTCCATATGCTCCAGAGGCTGGTTGTCTTAGTGTGTCATTCGCAAACAAATACGCACTTTGTATCGTTGTTAATTGTACAACCTTTGTCTCTTTACTCTGTAGATAATTTACAGTTTTTCCGTTTACGGATGATACTATAACCTCAGCATCTTGCCCTTCTGTTCCAGAATTATCAAAATAAAGTTTTGAATTTACGGAGAAGTTGTTAGAAGAATTTTCAATTGAAACCGAATCAACTACTCCTGGTCTTACCTCGGCAATTTGAGCAATAACTCCTTCACCATTTCTTGGCATTCCTGGAGAAAAAAGTCTTCTTGATTTTTTTGGAATATCATTTTGATTGATATCAGAATTGTAGTTACTATCAACTGGAAGAGAATAAAAATTCTCTCCAATAAAATATGGAAACTGTGGTACTTGATTACTATCAACAGTCAAGAAATAAGCGTATGTTCCATTTGGATAATCTGGAGTTACACAAAATCTACCATTGTTTTGATCCAGTGTTCCACTCTTGTGTACATATCTGTAATCATTAACAAAAGTTCCCAGCGGATAAGTAGATGTTGATGGCCCTTTTTGTCTATTGTTGTTCAAAGAATAACTTGAAGTCATTCTAACAATAGATGATTGTGAATTGAGTGGATCTTGATATCCAAAAGGACCATAGATTGGATTTCCATCATAAGCAAATCCAATAATCGGAGAGTGAGTTTTAGTGGTTGGTTCTGTTCCAGCTCCGTTTAAATTATCATTTAGTAATACTCTGAGTGCCTTAGGGTTGCCGACATGACCATATCCATACTTCAATGCTTGATTATAATTTTCAAAGACATATCCATATTCAGTATCTAATGTATTTGCTAGTTTTGTAAATCTATTTTTATTCCATTCCTTGAGATATGGGATACCAGATGCTCCACTGCCAACAGGAATAATATCTACGATTACTGTACTTTGATTATAAAAATTTCCTTCATCATTTTTAATAAATCCAGTAATATTACCATCTGTGTTAACAATGGCGGTATAATCAGCAAATCTTCCTCTACCGGCATTATCTCTAATTCTAACGATCGGAGGGGAAGAATAATACTCTCCAGGATTATCAATAATTAAACTGGTCACTTTTCCACCAGTAACTACAGCACGAACAACAGCTCCTCGTCCAGATGTAATTGTAACTTCCGGAGTTCTTGGAAATACAGTTGTTGTATCAACGATAATTCTTTCAACTACCTGTCCAGATAGAACTGCTCTTGCCTGATTTGGAACATCGTCAAGAAGAACAAATGGAGGATTTACATATCCTGTTCCTTGATTATCAACTGCGATACTTTCAAGAATACCAAAACGAATACTTTCTTCATCACGAAAACTATAAATTGGAACTCCATTCAAAAGGATGCCAACGTCACGTTTTGGAGTTTTATAAACCTCTGTGGTCTTGGTTGCTTCTTTTCTTATGATACGAAGTATCTTCTGATCTTTTACTTCTTGAGTTACTGTAGATCCATCTAAAATTTTGTAAGATGGATAGCTTGAACTCGTAATGTAATAATATTGCTCGTCCTCAAAAATAGCAGATACATCTGTAGATACTTCATTCAATGCTGTTGAAATTGAAGTATTTGTTGGAGTAAATACTGGATCTCCATCTCCAACAACCCAACGAGTTTGATTTGTTCCGGAAAGAACTATTTTTGGATCAGCAGTTTCAAATCCTGGTTGTGAAACTTGAATTTGATCGCCAACAGAGGCATATGGATGTGCGTCTTGTGGAGATAAGTTATAAACAACGCCAAGGGTCAATAATGATATACCAGATCCTTCTAAAATAACCGGTTTATAAACTGTTGATCCTTCAGCGTGTAATACGGGAGTTGTTCCTCTTGATTGAATAACAAACTGAGTGATATTCTTATCACTAAAAGAGATCTTCTCTTCGTTGATTAATACCTCTCCAGATATATCCCATCCAATTGTGGAAAATACATCAATTCTTTTTCCAGACCCACTTGATGCCTGTAAATCTTTTTCTAGGCGAGTTTTTGTTGAGATTGAAAACGCACCATTTACGGTTTCTGGAGCAAGAACAATGTTCCAGATCTGTTCTCCATCAAATGTTCCATCCGCAAAAACATTATCTACTGTAGCAGAAGCATATCCATATTCACTTGTTGGGGACTGTACGATTTTCTTTCCAATCAGTGCCTTTGGATTTCCAGAAATAACCTTTACTTTTAAAGCATAAACACTAACCCAGTCTGCTTCAGATGCTTTGTATGTAAAATCTCTTGGTTTGTAGACAGATGGTTTATTGTCTGCTTCTTTTGCTACGATTGTGTTAAAAATGAACTTGATTGAACTATCAGTTCCCTTTGCCTTATAAAACTTTTGAATGTTCTTGATCAGAGTTCTTTTGTCAACTTCTCCTTTTAAATACTTCTCTGGAAAAGAACCCAAATATTGCGATTCAAAGTTTCTAACGAACGCATAAAGAAATAGATTGCTGATATTGTAAACAATCTCTCCAGATATATGAGATGCTGCTTCTGTACTCTGGAAATCTGAACTGTCGTATAGATCTCCTAAAGTTGTGTTACCACTTACACCCCTGGAACAATTCTGAAGTTGATTATTTGTTCTTGTGGCATAGAAGATGATTTCATTGCCAATTCTAATGTATCCGTTTTTCTCTGGAAAAGAACTGGCATCAATCAAATAAATTGATGTGTCTGAAGAAGAAATACTAGAAGCTAAAACATCCGTTTGCTTCAATAAATTCTTTTCATAAAAATCAATGTCCAAATATTTTTGGACATTATTGATGATGTCAAGTGTTCCACCTTGTACTTCTAGAGATTCGTAGTATTTCTCTACAAACTTTCCAAATAGTTCATATTCATTTGAAATGAACTCTGGAAGTTGTGACTCAATAAGAGTAGAAATTCTTTTGGTCTTGACTGCCATCTACTTACTCTTTGTACGCATTGAAGGTGGAATTTGCTATATCAACATCGAGATAAACCTCTCTTACCGCCTTGATATCATTAGACAGAGGTTTAACTCTAACTGAAATTCTGTTATCAAAGAAGCTTCCCTTAATGATAGTTAGATTATACATCTTCAATTCACCATTCACATAATCAATATCGCCAACTTCCCTATCTAGGACAATCTTTTCACCAGTTATAGCGTCTAGTCTATATAGGACAATTTTGCCACCTCTATCTTCAAGATAGACATCAAAATTTGGATATTCTGTAACTCTAAATCCAGTTGACGACAAGACTGGATCATCGCAATCTTCATCGAAAGAATTCTGAAAACAGATCTCATAATAGAACGTCGAATTCAACTGAGGATAAAAATCTTTCCTCATAATCACAGATGTGAGATTGGAATTGATGCTCTTGTCAGCATCGTCAATCACACCAACTGCTTTACTGTGACGGAACTTACCATTGAACTTTTCAGTATCAGATGTTTCAATGTAACTCTGTAACGATGTGATTACTTTGTCTCTGATCTGTGCCGGTGTCTGATCTGTAATCTGACTGTTGTAATAGATCTTACTATCTAACTCAACATAAAGAATTGAAGGATCAACTAATACTGGTTCAACAGAAGCAACAACGTATCTCTTTAACTGCGATACAATTTCTTGCTTTGTAATGGAAGTTAGATATGCCGCATCTGCTGGTTTGAGCACAATAAAGACTTTACCATACTGTGGAGGAACCTGATCCTCGCCTCCAAAGATAATAATGTCACTTGTGGCAGGATAGATGTTACGAACGATCGCAGCATAGTCCTGAGAGGTCACTGCACGGTCCTGTGTGCCGTATGACTTGGGGGCATTGTATTTGATCTTCTTCGTAGTTTCAATCTCCTCACCGCCTGCCGCAGCAACCGTAGAATTGATTGTAAGAGTAAACCCACCAGGAGTTGCGCCATCCTGATTTTCTAATACACCAGAAAATACAAATGTTTTTACTCCATTTGATGCTGGTCCTGATGTAACAAGATAAGAAACTTCAACAACTGTGTTGTTTTCTAATTTTTTTCCTAATACTCCATCGCCAAAGATGATTTCGTAGCGTTCATCTTCGATTTCATTCAAAAAGAAGATTTTTGAACTTCCATCAACACCAAGAATGTTATCAGACACCAAATAAGGCTCGGAGAAAGATCCCCCAGCAGGAAATACTTTCACTCTGATGGTGTTCGTGTCAATATTTGAATTATCAAGAATAAATTTCTGTGACGCGAGTGCTGTATTCACAGTAAATGTATTCGTGAGTTGTGTTCCCTCTTTAATTGGAACATTAAGGAATGTAGCTACACCGTTTGATACTTGTGCCTTTGCGTCATCTAAAACAACATATTGATAAAGAACATTATCATAAGAAGCAACAAATCCTGTTCCTTTTTTCAGAATTAACTGTGTATCCGTTGTAGAATTCGTATATGTAACAGTAAATGAGATGTAAGCAGTCGGTGAGGTTGCGCTCTTGGGTCTGTACCCTAATTGCTTCGCAATTGCCACTACATTGTCTCTCAAGGTGGCAGAATCAATGAAGAGTTCATTGACTACCATGTTGGTATTAAATGCCGTGTAGTAGGTGTTATAGGCAAGCAGATCGAGTAAGTTCGATAATGCCGAACCCTCAAAATCATAATCAGTGAATTCGGACTGACCTCTGAGATAATCCTTCAGAGCAGTTTTAATATCCGTGAAATCCAGATTGGCAAGTTGAGTGTAAGGCATTATCGTGTACGCTCTAAGAAGAATTCGACTGCGATTGGTGTGTCTTCTCTACCACGCACAGCATAAGTGACTTCAACTGAGTAACCATTGGTATCAAATTCTGGTGATACGATCACATTGATTAAAATAATTCTTGGTTCGTATCGTTCCAGAACATCAATCACAGAAGATCTAATGATACCGGCAGTACCATAGTCCAATGGTTCAAACAGTGTGGCATATATTCCAGAACCCAAATTTGGTTGAAATACACGCTCGCCCTTGTTCGTAAGAAGCAAATTGACAATTGATTGTGTAATCGCAGCTTTATCCTTCACGATGACAAGATCATCAGTGACTGGATGCTTCTTAAAAGTAACGCTCAAATCTTTGAACGTCTGAAATTCGGGCATTTAGACACAGCAAGGCTGCTATTATTTATTCACTCGTGCCAACGCTCTACAAAGTCATCAAATCCACCAGAACCACCACAATGACGTTCATAACGATCTTCTGGAATTGGGTAGAGCTCATCTTTTTTCTTTTTCTTTGAGAGTTGTAAATATCTCTCACTGTCTGTTTCAGTAATTAACGTTTTTCCTTGTTTAATAAAATCTTTACTTTTGTCAACTGGATGTAGTCCCATTGTTCTCCTAAAATTAAGGTAAACAGAACTTTTTACGGGGTTTCTATCCCGTTCGGCGTTCAGGTCCAGTGATTGTTTGGTCTCTCCCACCAAAAATGTAAATCTTCAATCATATCATCATAGTACAAAGAAACCATTTCACTTTTGTATACACTTCCAATGTTCTCACACAATGCTACGGTGTGATACATGTTTGGAGCAGTTTTTCTCATTGCTTCTGTGATCCATGTATAATTACTCCCACGAATAACGCCAGCTTCAATTAGAACAAAATTTTCCCATCGTTCAGACCATTCCTGGTAATTTATACGAAAATCAATTTTATACTTTTGTGAACACTCGTCTGGAAAGGGAACGTTCACTGCTTCAACATGAAAAATCTCTCTACCCATTGATAATGAGTGAGAGAGATGTTGCGTTACAATTCCTGAATAATCAGGAGAGACACACAAAAAGCATGTCTTGCTTGGGTGAATATCCCAATCCGACATTTTGATTTTGTATGACATCTCCTGAATGAGTGCCATTTCTTTATCTTGTGAAATGAACAATAATTTTTTCATTACCTTCCTTGACCACGATAACGCTTCTTGCGACCGTTGCGTGAGCTAGCACCAAGATGAGTGTTCTGTGAACGACCTTGACGGGTCTTCTTGGGTGCTCCTTCGATATATCCACTCTTGGACAAACCACCTGTTGCTTTTGCCATTGATCAATTCTCCTATACTTTTCTTGTACCAATCTTTATTGTAGGATAACTATACGGTCCTGTCAAGGTCCTTGGTGTTGTTGCTCCAAGAATTAAATCTGCTTCATCACCAGTAACTGCGAAAAGCTGACCATTAATCAACACACTATTGTTAATTACCGGTTCAATTCTTCGTATGCCTGGTTGACATGGAACAGGTATCGCAGGATTGATTTTTAAACCATTCACAGATGAAGGTAAATTAGTAGAATTGTAAAACTTTACTTGTTGCCCTTCCATTTTTACATTAGGAGACACAAAGGGCGATCCTCCTAATGCTTTTGCTGGATACAAACAATTACCATCTGTACTGGATGTATCAACTGTATCTGGTCCTACAATATTAGGCATTATACTGTCTGGGCAACTCTAATGAGATCTTTCTTAATTCCTTCTACATTATTATGTAGATAATCCAATGTGTCAGACAAACTTTCGTAATTCTTACTCTCCGGGCGACGATACATCAATGTAGGTCTCTCCAACTGTGATATCCGTTGGTCCAGGTTCTGTAACCTCTCTGACAGCATTAGGAGTGCTTGTTCCAATTTCTGCTGTTGCTCTTGTAACTTTTCCATCATTCTGATCTCCACGTAAAAATGCTTCAGCTGCGCGACTTTCAAACTCGTCACAGAAGGCATCGAAGTTGCTTAGTATAGTATCAAAACTATCGAAATCGGGTTTTTCCATAATTTTTTCTGGCGGAAATTTTTTTATTACCGAGGTTTTCAAAAAACCATTTTCAAAAAGTATTTATCGCTCGTCTGGATACTTTTGTAGGTTAGGGGAGGTGCTGTATGGGACCCGCTCGGCCGCCCCGTTATAACAAAGGGGGGGCATTTTCACTGCCCCACTGTCACTAACTGCTTGGCGATGTTGCGTCCTACGAAGTCACGAACTTGATAGGGGATTGTGATTTGTTTGCCCGCATCTTCGTGGCGATAGATGTAATGCTTGCTGCCGTTTCTATGTAACACCCAACCATTGATCTTTGCGATCTTCTGGAGTTGTTTGGTTGTCATGGGGTGAGTGTAGAGAAATGGGGGTGTGGTAGGATGGGGGGTCACCCGAAGGTGGGGAGTTTGGCGATCGCTTCCTCGTTGTAGCGGTCAGCGTGGCATCCTGCCCACCACCAACCCTCAGCGGGGTTGATCTGTCCAGCATAGCGGGTCTGGGGAGCGGTCTCTGTCTTGCGAGCGACCCACATGGTCTCGCGGGTCTGGAGGTCGCTGCACTGAGAGTAGATTGCCATGGGTTGGGTTCGTTTGGTATGTGGTTAGTCTAGACGGTCTGCCGCTCAGTGGCGGTCGCTGATGTACCAGTTGCCCGATTGGACTTCAGGGGGAGCGATCTCACCGCTGCGGACCTTCTGGCGGTACTCTGCCTCTGCTGCCATCTTGGCGGTGTACTCTGCCATCACCATGGCGATCAGTTCTTCGTGGGTCATCTTGGTTTTGTTCATGCTGTTAGTCTACAGGGTCAGGCGGCAGGATCGGGGGGCAGTTGTGCCACCCCTTTGACCGTCACAGCTCTGCCATCATCTCGTTGATCTGGCGGTCGTTGATCTTGGCGCTATCCCAGCGAACCCCATCCTTAGTCTGTACAAGGTGGCGCCCGATGATACCATCAGTCATGCAGCGCACGAACTTATCAAACGGGGTCTCATTGTCGCCACAATACTCTACACATGCCTTGGCAGTGTTGTAGAGGAACTCATCGTTCTGAATCCACAGAGCGACATTCCAGGTTTCGTAGTTTGTCCAACCGTTGTAGTCGAGTGCCATGGTTTGGGTTCGTTTGTTGATGTGATCAGTATAGAGGGTCAGCGGTGCCCTTTGGGGTGGTTGGTGGACAGTGCCTCAGTTGGCACAGAGGGCGGACTCCATGCAGACCTCCCGCACCTCCAGCAGGGTATAGTCTACACCCAACTGCTTCTGCAGTTCCAGTTCATAATCCTCAGCAGCGGAGCGGCAATCGAACAGGCGCAGGGAGTCAAAGGATTGCCCTTCGTAGTCGGTTCCAGCGATGACAGCGTAGACTTTCATGGTCGGTTGTTTGTTGATGTGATCAGTATAGAGGGTCAGTGGCGCCCGATGGGGGCAGCAGTGGTCACTTGCTCATCTGGCACCCGCCGGGGGTGATCTCGTTGATCTGTTGGCAGGTCATGGCGCTACGATGGTCGATCAGGTCCCGGACCTTCAGGGCGGCATCCATCGCATGGGCACCTGCCACGATGGTCACGCTGCCCATCAGCATGATCAGGATCGCCTTAGCAAAATTGGTCATGGGTCGTTTTGTTTTGATGTGATCAGTCTACAGGGTCACCAGCGCCCATAGGGGCAGCTGGTGGACAGTTCAGAGATTGCCCATCAAGGCGCTGGCGATGATCTCAGCGGCGCCGCAGAGGTCATCCCGAACGATCAGGCGCAGCGTCTCAGCACCCTCGGGCGTCTGGTGAAGCATCCGAACGTGACCGTTGGCAGCGTTGGGGCAGTTGCTGTGAACCACGGCGATGGCAAGGGCGGTCGCTTCGATTTTGGTCATGGGTCGTTTTGTTTTGATGTGATCAGTCTACAGCATACCCAGGCGGTTCAGCGCCCACATGTAGACCAGTTCGGCAAGCGTCACACGTTGGCGGATGACAGGCAGGCAAGGCATCGTAAAGTGTGACATTGTGGGTTTGTGAGTTGTTGTTAGTTTGTGAGTGTGATCTAAACGAATTCGATCACACTGTTGACGGCAGAGATCAGTACAGCTTCCTGCCTGAATGCGGTTTTGTAGCAGTTAGCAATCTGCTCAAACTTAGCGGTCATCTCTTCTACATCACTGGGGGGAATGTCAACATAAAGAATCTTGGTCAATTCTTGCTCACCTTTCCAGTAACCCACACCGTCGATGATAGTACAGAACTCAAGCACAGGTCCGATAAACTCACGAGTGAAATGATCGAACATGGCATCAGTAACCTTACCAGCGTCGGGAATGTTGCGACCCATCGCCATTTCGAGTCTGATCGTGTCCATTTGTTTGTTGTTTGTTGATGTTGTTAGTATGGCACCCCCAGAGGCAGTCTGGGGGGATTGGTGGACAGTTCTCAGACTGTCACCGCCACTCAAGGAAGGTGGAGGGGTTGCCGTACTCTCCAATCACGATGCCATTCTGGCGGACCTCAGCGTACCCATACTCCTCAGACAGCGAGTAGCACAGGTCCCAGGCACGGTCCTCATCAGTGGTAGTGTTCTCCCAGGGGGCAGAGGGGCAGATCACGTCAAGGCGGTTCATTGGTTCGTTTCGTTTGATGCCCTTAGTATGGCAGCAGATGGGGGGCAATGGGGCAGTTGGTGGACAGTCTGGCAGCTGGCACACGGGCGGCTGACCAGTTAGCTATACCAACACATGACGATAATCAATGGATTTGATACACCAACCCGTGGCACATGTGATCTCTTCGATTAGATCATCTTCATCACATGCTTCCCAGATTTGACCAATGGTTTCGGATGTGATGAGGTCTTTATCATACGCATCCATCTCATCTTCACCATCAAAATCAAACTCAATGTAGAGGATTTGATACAACATGATCAGTCAAGAAGATCGGGATAGTAAGACTCAACCTCTGAAATCAGTTCATCATCAGTATAGCTGGCGATGTTTTCTTCCATCTGGTCACCAACAATCTGAAGCAAATCTTTGGTGCTCATGTTATCAAGCAAACGATCAATGTATGCTTCAACGAGTGCTTGACGATCAAAAGAGTTTGTCATTTCCGAAGGGGAGAATTGTAGTAACGAGTGAAGGCAGTTACGATGATAATCGCAGTGGAGATGACACCTACTAACCCGAGGAAAGTAACAGCGTCACCAGTGAAAGTGTAAGTGTCTGGCATTGTTTTGTGTTGACGATGTTAGTATGGCATGGATTAGGGGGGCAATCAATCCCCCCTGTGCCACTAATCAAACTGTCACAGAAGGAAAGTTAGCACAAACGGCATCACATAGAGTTTTGATTAACTCATTCTGTTCATCAACAAATTCATCACCCCAGGTATCATAAAAGAAACTCTCAATGATACATTCAACGTCGCTCATCAGTTGTTCACGAGCAGACAACATCTCAAGGTGTGCGTTAAACATTTGTTTTGTGTTGTTGATGTTAGTATGGCATCAAACTGTGCCAGTTTCAAGTGATAGTGGACAGTTCAGAAACTGGCACAAATATACTTGACTGATATACTATTCTTGAGTAGTGTAGTCTATATCAAGAATAGTATAGAAATCATCGTAGATATCTTGATCAGTATATCCATTCAGTGTATCTTCTATCTGTTGATTTACAATCTCTTGATACATCTCTTGAATAGTCATACTAATCTCCTTTGTATAGTTATTAATTATAACATATAAGCTATAATTTATCTTTAAATTTAAAAAATTGAAAAAATTGAAAAAATTAGAAATCTCAATATTTTTAATTTATTGAGATTTCTAATATTTTGAGATTTTACTAATTCAGTCGCATACCAGAAAAGAAAGGAACAGTAACTTTCTGATTTTTGGCATCAGTGAAAGTCACGAACCACTGATAGTTCTTCTGATAAACACAATCACCAGGGCAACCATGCTCACGCAGAATAGCATTCAAACGCGATTTGGTGGTGGCAGACTGATGCCCACCGTCAAAGATCTCCACCCAGGTCTCACCCACACGAGCGATCAAGTTACCATACAGGTAAACATCGCTGGAGTTGGTATAAGAAACCACCTGAGTGTTGTCGAGTTTGAAATCCTTGCCAGCGTTGATAGCGGCGTTCATTTTACGTTCGATGACTCGCATGGGTCGTTTGCGGTTGACTTGATCAATATAGGGTGGATGGGGGTCCAGGTCAACCCCCAGTGGACACTTGCTGAACTGTCACACCGTAGCGGGTGACAGCGAGACTTCAATACGCTTAAGATTGAGACCTGCCAGCTGAGCGTTAACTCGCTTGCTGACAGCATCGGTAGGGTTCTTCAACCGAGAAACTTCATACCAGATGGTAGTACAACCATCCCAAGTCTCAACCTGAACACGAACGGTTTTCATGTGAATTCCTGACGACTTGTATACAATATCCGATCAGGGGGGCAATTGGGAGACTACTGTGCCAGTTCAATAACTGTCATACCACTCATCAGTTTCTCGTTTGAATTTGGTAACTTTCTTTTTAGTCTGCCTACGAATATTCTTCACATCGTATCCGTAGTCTTCAAATTCTTCATTGAATTGTTGAAACTTATCGTTGCTGTTGTAGCGATAGTTTTGCTTGGACATTTTACTGCTGATTTACTATATCAAAGAGTTGTACTATTTAGATTCGACAAGAACACCATCTCGGATCTGTCGATGTAGGAATTTACCTACAGATCCTTTACCATTGTTTAGCTCTACATCAATCAATTCTGAAGAGAAATCTTCTAAGAATTGCTCTATATTTTTACAGTTAAACGTATATTCTTTGTCTAAGTTACTATTATACACTACTTTCACTGTGTTATCAACTACTTCAACAGAATTTACAGCTGAACTCTGAAGATTTTTGAATGATTTGTTCATTTGTGTGATGTGTGTTTAAGGATTAATTGCTAAAAAAACGAAAAAACTTAAAAATCTAAAAAACTTAAAAACCAAGAATTCATAAAAACTCAAAAAACTAAAAAAATAGGATTTTAAGATTTTGTAAATTTTGAGTTTTCCACAGTTTCCACAGGTTGTGGAAAACTTATAAGTCCCACGAAGGGCGACCTACAGCGAATGCCTTAAGCATGATCACTTTAGCATACTCAAGGGCAACTTTCTTGTTACCCTCAACACGAGCTGCCATGAATGCCTCACAGACTTTCTGATCGTCCAGAGCAATCTTTTCTGTGGGGGAAAGGTCAGTCTCAACCGTCTGGATCTTAGTGAGCATCTGGGATGTCTCTCGATTACTTAGGTAGTATAGGGCACCTGGGAGGACCTTTGAGGGTCTATGTGACACTTTGAGTTCTGGCACATGTGGACTTGACTTTCGGTAGCAAGCACGCTAAGCCAACAAAGACCCCGCACGTTCTCTCTCATATGTCTTCATTCACTCACATTACTTATATTTTTTTAACCATTATTTTTTATTGATTATCAATAAGGTCTTTCTTATTGAGAACCCTTGGTGTCACTGGAGCGGAACCATGCGTAACACCTTGTTGATTATCAATAGCAACCCTATTGAGAAGATACAATTGAGGCCACGTATTTCGTATGATTTCTGCTAACTTGTATGGTGTATCTTCGTTGATCATCCTATCGTTTTTTCTTTCTATCTATCACCTCTATATGTGAAAGAAACTGTGATGGTATTTCTAACCATCTTGCTCTCACTTCATCATACCATTCATACACTTCTGTCTTACCATTTGTCAGATACAATTTATACTTGTGTCTGTCATATTGTTTAGTACAGTGTAATGTAAATGCTTTAGTCATTTAAGTTGTTCTACTTCTTTTGACAGTGTAATGAGATCATTCTTATCCAACACTTGTAGATCATTCATGGTTGATGCTGTGTATGTTTTAGCATGAGAAAGTAACTTACGAATGATAGCAGCAACTAATTTTTGTTCTGTGTCTGCCCATGTATTACGTTCATGCCACACTTCATTCATTAATGTTTGTGCTCGTTGTGTCATATCAGAACCACGAACCTTTGAGTGACTTATGTGATTGCTTTAATGCTTTATACAGTTTCTTGATCTCTTGATAGGCATCTTCTGGTTTTGTTTTACCACCAATGACCAAGTTAGCTAGGTATGACACATGATGAGAAAAATTGTTAATATTGCTTGTTTGGGCAATTTCAACGAAGTTAAGATTGGCATCTGGGTTAATTGTTGGTGATGGAAACAGAAATTGTTCCTTTGCTTGTTTTGGTGTTGTCATTCGTCCCATTCCTCGTATCTGGTATTAATTTTACCATTATTCAGGAAAATATTCAAGTGCCCTGTATTACCATTTTCAAGATAGAATGCCATCCACACATGATGCCCTTCATCCATCACTTCATAGTGATAACTCTTGATATTATCCAGCAGGAATTCGTCTGGATTGAATAGTGTTGTGTCGTTTTCAGTCATTTCTTGTAGAATTCAATTTTAAGTTGTGTGATCAGCAGATCTAATTTATCGCTTACATGTTGAAGTCGTTCTTCAAGCATATCCAAACGATGCTCTGTGATGTGTTCTTTTTTGATTGACATTGGATCAATTGTTGCCATTGTTCCTTGTAATGAATTGAGTAGTGGTTCGTCAAACATCATTTTTCACTCGTTCCAAATAGTTTTTACCTTGTTCATACAGATTATCAATCAGATCATTAATGTCATCCGTGGGAATACTATCAAACTCATGATTAAGATTTTCACATCGTAGGGCATCAAGCATACACTCCAATGTCATCGCTTGTTGATATTCTGGTGTGATGGGTGTGCCATAGGATAGGCTAGAGCATTCAATGTTATAAAAGTGATTGTACCGTTCAAGAATACGATTGGCACGTTCCCTACGCTCAGCTTCCTCAAACATTTCATCTGGGTATGGTTCTTGATTGTTCATCAGTTGTTGTATGCGTTGTTTACCATAGTCAGTCAGTTCATGTTTTTTGTTACGAAGTTCATCAACTTCTTCTTGTGTGAGATTAACCCACGGCATATCATTGTTCATCTGTTTTATCCCATGGGGCAGGTTTGTTCATCAGTTCTCTGAGACGGGCAACTACTTTTGGATCTGGGGGTCTGTTGAGCATCTCTACCAGTTTATCATATGCTTCTGGAGAAACATAGATTTTTTCAGGGTTCTCAAACAATTTCTTCCAATCTTCTATCTCTTCTTCAGTCATTGGATTGTACGTCATTTAACCACAGGTCATCTAAGATTTGTTTTGTTTTACTATCTGACACCATACTCATTTGAGCTTTGTGACGCTTTGTTTGTTTCCACCACACAGGGAGAAAGAGATCGTCATACTTAATTCTCCAGTATGTCAGTCCATTGTATTGGACCTTAGAGATGACACCTTCCTTCTCCAATTCCATTGGCATCTGTTCTTTGCGATTTTCAATCTCTTTGAGTAGATCTAACTTCTTTTGAAGTACTTTGATCTCTTCCTCTAACTGTTCGATTTCAGTCATTGTCTGTGCTTCTCAATGGTAGATTTCCAAAACTCAGAGGTCATGTTGTTTGACCCTTCTAATTTAGCAACAATAACACCATCAATCAACGCAATCAACGTAGGAGTAGCTATGACACCACAATCAGTCGCAAACTGTGTCCATTGCTTACCCTCTTTGGCATTCGTGATTTGTACCACATCCTGCCACCCTTCCGTCTTCTTGAGCTGTGTTTCCGCGTACATACAGGGTCTACAACCTTCTTGTACGAATAAATGTATTTCAGTCATTCGGATTGCTCCCAGAGTTTTTCTCTCATCATTCTAACACATTTATCCCATTGTAGCGTATCGTATGATGGTCGTGGGTCTTCCTTCGGCAACCATCGCTCTACTGCCTCTACAATCTCATCACACATATCAATAGAAAATCCCAGCTCATGCCTCATTACATTCCATAACGATGGTGGGCGTTTGAAATGTTTATCGAGTAGTTTATCGAGGTCAAATACACCATCTTCCTTTGCTTGTTTCATAGCATTACGCAGACCTTCATCTACTTGCTCTGGTGTTTGTGGTGTTGGTTGATATTCAGTCATAGGTCTAATGGTTGTTGAGGGTCTTTTTTCCAAACTTCTTTGTATGTAATCCACCGTTCCACACCAATTTCTTGTTGAGCAACCCAGTGTATCCCATTTTCATCAACAGCATCAAGATAATGAACACCAGTCTTGGGGCAAATGACTCTGGATACTTGTGTGAATTTGAGTTTGTTCATTTCCTATCACCCCATAGCTGCTCAAAATGCTTACCATCTCTACCACAATACATCTCAAAATCTCTGGCATTTTCACAACTTTGACTTTTTTTGTCTCCAGTTATAAAATCACCAGTGACGATTGGATTGTAACACCGATCAAGTGAGTTATTCCCAAAAAGATGACCTAACCAGCTTTTCCTGTAGTAGAGACAATCTTTACACAGTTTACGTTGTTCAGTCATCTTTTTCTCCATCAAGGTAATCACCAGTAGTATAAAGGAATAAGACAACAGTCATAACCAGAGAAGAAATCCAAAAGTTATCACCGACAATTGAATTTACTCCAAAGACTAAAAAGTAAAGTAGAGGCACTTGAAATAGGAATTTGAGTAAGAGTTTCATTTATCTTTCCAAGTAAAATCAAGAAGCAGTTTGGTAAAGTATCTCACAACACGATTTGGTTTCTTTTTCAGATACACTTTGATGTTTGGTTTGATGTCCCAGTATCCTACCTCATCTACACCAATTCTATACTCTGTGTTCCAAGATACAGTATTATTGGCAACAAGATAAGAACCATCTGATGTTCCTACTGTAAGCCTTACTGGGAATTGTCCGTGTTCTTTCGCATACTCAATATCCTCAATAATCTTGGTAATCTTTTTGCTAAACTGATACTCTTGACGATATTTGAGTGCTGCGAACTTATACTCTACATCCTCAATCTGTTTATCAATCTTCTCATCAAACTCTTGTGAGATTTCTTCTAATGATTTGCGTGGCAATTCAAATTTGAGTTCTTGCGGCTCATTTGGGATGGTGAAGTATTCTTTGAGGAGTTCATACTGTTCGTTGTCTTCACTCGCATTAGAATACAAACCCATACACTCAAAGACATTCTTTACATCTTTGATGGTTTTGAGTTTGCTTGTATCAAGTTTGTGATTTAGTCGTTCAGTCATAGCAACTCCAATTCATCACAAATAGCATCAATCTCTTTGAGACATTCATCCCATCCAGCATTAAACATTACATCCAGTTCATCAGTAAAATCAATCTTATTGGTTCCTGATAGTTGCTTACGAAGATGTTGAAGAACTTCTTGAAGCATCCAAGCAGTATTGTGTGCTTCACTTTTACAAATAACTTTTAGAAGTTCTTCTGCTCGTTGTTGGTTAGTCATAATACATATCCTGTTCATAACGGACATAATCAGTTTGAAGATGACAGAAGAAATCTCCACCACTATCTTCTGGGTGCGTCATAGTATAGCACCATTCATCAAAGATTTCCCCAATCCACCACCAACCAACTTGAATTTTCTCAAAGAAGTTCATAGGACGATTGTAGAGTTTTGTCATTTCTCACTCCATATAATGATAAATTGGTTCTTTGTATCTCCTTAACATCCTAATTGCCTCTTTTGCTTGCATAAGTTGTCCAAATCTTTTTGTTGAGTGAAGAACATACTCTGCTTGAACAACATTATATCTTTGAATAACATAGTAAGTAGTCATACAATCAAAATCAAAGCATTCTTCAATTCGGTAATCATAAACTTTCATAATACCTCATTATAAAATACAGGAACTTCACCACAAATAGAATTTGCCGAATGACCTACGGTATAAGACTTCCTACATTCTATCACAATCTCATAAGTTTTCACAAACATCTCTCTGTCCTTTTGAGTATTGTAAGTGTTTAGTAGTTCCACAGAAAGGAAATAACCAGTAACGATGAGAAGTGGAATAATGAAGATAAAGATAAAGGGCTTCATTTCAGTTCCTCTTCATCTTGTTCAATCTCAAAGACTTCATTTAGAAACTCCAGACCATACTTACCAACAACCCAGGCATCTTTATCCTCAAAGAACCTATCACCTATGGTTCTCATATTATAGCATTCTTTGTCTTTATCAAAGAAAGCAATCACATAACAATACTCTTTTTCAGAACCATTATCACGATGCCACCTGACGAGTTCATATTTGTTGTTTAATTTACACCAACGGAACTCTATGTTACGGAACCTCATTTGACCTCCAGTTCATCAAGTTTCTCATTCACAAAACCAGTCATATCAAGAGTGCGAGGATCTACACCTTCATCAAGACAATCCAGATTAAATTCCATCACAGCACCAAGGATCAGACATACTTTACGCTTATCATCCAATGGTTGAGCAATGTAAGCAACAATGTGATCATAGAGTTCGTCGTAGGTCATTTAGAAGAAACTCCAAAGTTGTTAAAAATCATATTCACAAGAGCAATGATAACAAGGTTTTGCCAGAAAGCCAAGTATACACCAAACCAGGACAGAATAAGACCAAGCAAAAATGCTTCAAGCAGGATACCGACAGTTGTAATAACTACAGCACCAATAATCACACCAATAGCATAAGAAGTTTTCATAGGTCAAATAGCAAGGGCGGCGGAGGGGATTTCAACAACTTCGGGGAGTTTGCTATCATCAAACTCATGCATATCATAGCACACCCATTCACCATTACGGAAGAGATAGGCATACTCTTCACTCTTCAGCGGATCAAGATACTCAGCAAGATCAGCATCAAGACGAGGAGGGCAATCAGTGCCATAATACTCTGCTTGGTGATTGTCATTCCAAGCAACACTCATGTCACCACCATCAATCAGTTCTGCTGCTTTAGCATGAGTGTTGTAGTGAGTGTTCAGAATACGACCCAACCATTCGGGATAACCATCCCAGTGGTGATACGCAGACAAGATGCTACCATCACGAAGTTCAATACCAATACGAGAGCGGGTTGCCATGGGTGGTGTTCCGTTGATGTAGTTATTATAGGGCAAAGCACAGAGCCCGCTACGGACCCTGTGCCAGTTGTCAAAGTGTCACTTGTTCATCTGTAGGGTAGGCACAGGCATACCACCCT